AAACTACAAGAAGGTACTAACAACGGAACAAATTTAGTAGGACTAAAAGCTCCTAACGCATTAGCAAACACAATAGTTTTCACATTACCAGGTGGTGATGGTTCAGCAGGACAATTTTTAAAAACAGATGGTTCTGGTAATTTAGGTTTCTCTACCGTTAATCAGTTTATTGATTTAGCAGGTGATTCAGGAACAGATACATACAATACTTCAGAAACACTTACATTTGCTGGTGGTGCTGGTATGCAAGCTGCCGTTACAGATAATACGGTAACAATCAATGCAACAGGTTTAACAAATTCAAATTTATCAGGTAGTGCAGGTATAACAAATGCTAACTTAGCAACACCTACACTTACTTTAGGTTCATCTACATTAACATTAGGTCAACAAACAACTGATATTGCAGGTTTAACTTCTTTAGTTGTTGACACAATTACAATCAACGGTAACATTTTATCAACAACGACAGGTAATAATGATATTGTTTTACAACCACACGGTACAGGTACGGTTAAAGTACCTAGTGGTTATGAAGATAGAAGTAGTTTTACAGATACATCATTAGCAAACAAAGCTTATGTAGACCAAGTTGCTCAAGGGCTAGACGCTAAACCATCTTGTAGAGCGGCTACAACAGCAAATTTATCAGCAACTTATTCAAATGGTACTGCTGGTGTAGGTGCAACACTAACTGCTTCATCAAACGGTGCAATAACACTTGATGGTGTTTCGCCAATTGTAAATGATAGAATTCTAGTAAAAGACCAATCAACAGCAGCTCAAAACGGTATCTATATTGTAACTACACAAGGTGATGGTTCAACTGCTTTTGTATTAACAAGAGCAACTCCTGAAGACCAACCTGCCGAGTTATCAGGTGGTTCATTTGTATTTGTAGAAGAAGGTACAGCTAATGGTGATAACGGTTATGTATTCACTCATACAGGTTTACCTACTTTCGGCACAACTGCTTTAGATGTAACACAATTCTCTGGTGCAGGTCAAATAACTTCAGGTGCGGCTTTAAGTAAAACAGGTAATCAATTAGATGTAGAAGTAGATGGTTCTTCTATTGAAGTAAACGCAGACGCATTGAGAGTCAAAGCATTAGGTATTACAAATGCTATGTTAGCAGGTAGTATTGATGGTGCTAAGATTGAAAACTTTACATTTACAGATGAGAGTTCTACGCAAGGTTCAGTTCAAATTGGTAACCCTATGGAGTTTTTAGCAGGTGAAGGATTAAATACTACTGCTTCAGGCAATAAATTAACTATTGCAGGTGAATTAGCAAGTACATCAAATATAGGTGTGGCTAAATTCAATTCAGATAATTTCACGGTTTCATCTGGTGATGTTACCGTTACAACGGTTGATGGAGGTTCATTCTAATGAAACTATGGACAAAAATTAAAAACTTTATTACAAAACCTTATATGAAACCACTTGTTTTAAAAAAGAAAGACGAGATAGATTTAAAAGGTTTAAAAAATAAAACAAAAAAAGAATTAGAAAAATTAGGTAGAAAAGTCGGTGTAGAATTAGATAGACGACTTACAAAAGATAAACTTATAAAACAAATTAAGAAACATTGTAAATAATGCCTACAATAATAAAACCAAAAAGAAGTGAAACATCACTATCAATTCCATCAGCCGGCTCATTAGCAGTCGGTGAGTTGGCAATGAATGTAACAGATGGTAAGTTTTACACAAAAACATCTGGTGGTGTTGTTAGAGAAATGGGTGGTGCAGCTGCCGTTACTTTACAAAATGTTACAACATCTGGTGCGACTACAAACCAAGATATAACTTTAGATGGTGCAAATTTAATCTTTGAAGGTTTTTTAGCTAACGCATATGAAACAACTCTGACGGTTGCAGAACCAACAGCAGATAGAACGATAACTTTACCAAATGCTACAGGAACGGTAGCACTTGATGGTGACGCATTAGCATATTCAATAGTATTCGGAGGATAGGGTGGCAAGTACATTTAAAAATCAAGGTGCAACATTATCAGCAGGAGCGGAAACAGATTTTTATACAGCGCCAGGCGGAACATACTCTGTAATACACGCTTTATATATTACAAATAAAAGTTCAACTAATATTGGCAAGTGTGATGTAAAAGTAACTACTGACGGTGGTTCAACTTTTTATCATGTTGCAAAAGGAACAGAAATACCTGTGAACAATACATTAACTATGGACAAACCAATAAATTTAGAACCAGGGGATAAATTAAGAGTTCTAGCAGTAGCAAATCCAGATTCGTCAGCGATTGACATGGAAGCTTATGCTAGTATTTTAGAGGTATCGTAAGATGGCATTACTTAATCAACCAACATCAACGGAAACAGCCGCTACACACGGCAAAGTATTTCATGGATTGAGAAGAACACCAGAGGGCATGTTATATCTTACAACTATTGACCCTAACTCTAGTGATAAAGATGATATTCAAGTTTCAGATTTTTTTGAACCAGGTAAATCAGATTTAGTACCTAAAGATGGTTCAACAGATTACACGGAAGAAAGATTAGAATTATTTAATGTTCAGTATTTTACTGGTGATAACTCAACCGTATCATTTACTTTAAACGCTAGTGATATTAAACCAGAGGGTGTGGCTGTATTTAAAGATGGTGTTAGAATGACAGCTTATTCTGATTATAACATTTCAGGAACATCTCTGACATTTACATTAAAACCAGTAAATAATAGTTCAATATCAATAGGACAGATAAATAAAAGATACAAAAACAACGATAGCGACAGATACCAACAATTTGTATATGATGATAATTCTACGAGTAGTTATCATATAAATAGTAATGGAGAATTGGTAAGAAGAAGAAATAATGCTGATAATAAATCATCAATAACAGATGATTTTGATACATTTGAAAGCACATCAACAATTTATTCAACTTCTTGGCAGAGCGCAGTATAGGAATATAAATGGCAGATTTTAAACTAGGACGACTTAAATTTAAATGGAGAGGCGATTGGCAGGTATCAACTGCTTATGTTGTTGACGACATTATAAAATATGGTGGTAACACTTACACCGTAATTACAAATCACACTTCACAAAATAGCATTGCAGGATTTTATACAGATTTAGCAAAATATTCTTTGCATACAGAGGGTTTATTCTTTAAAGGAGATTGGGCTGCCACAACTTTTTATAGATTAAATGACCTTGTAAAATACGGTGCTTTCCAATATAGAACAACAACTCAACATACATCTACCTCAGATTTTGATCCTAGTAAATTTGAAGTGTATGGTGAGGGCTTTCAATTTGAAGATTCTTACAACGCAAGCACAACTTACCAAGATGGTGATGTAGTAACATATGGTGGATATTCATATGTTTATATCAATACAACACCAGCTTCAGGACAAACACCAACTGACAACACATATTGGGATGTCCTTACAACAGGTTTCAAAGCATTAGGTGAATATTCACACGGAACATCTTACAAAACAGGTGATACAATTCAATATGGTGGTAACAACTATGTTGCTATTGCTAATCACACTAACCAATATCCTTCAAACACAAACGGAACGGTAAACTCATCTTATTGGGTAAAAAACCTAGAAGGTTTTAATTACAGAGCTGCATATAGTAATTCAACATCTTACAACATAGGTGATGTCGTTAGATATACTTCATCAACTTATGTAATGTTAAAAGACAGACAAACAAATGTAACTCCAGGTTCAGACGGAACGGTATGGCAATTAATTGCACAAGGTGATTCAGGTGCAGTTATGAATACTAGAGGTGATATGTTAATACAAGACGCCTCTCAAACTACAAGATTACCAATTGGTGTTTCAGGTTCAGTTTTAACGACAGACGGCCAAGACCCTAAATGGTCAAACGCTGAAGCAAAAAATGTTTATTATGTTTCAAACTCTGGAAGTGATTCAAATCCAGGTTCACAATACTTACCATTTAAAACAATTAAATATGCATTAGGTCAATCTACTTCAGGAGATATTGTTGACTTTAATAGTATATCAGGTGGTACAGGCGGAACACCATCAACTTATGATGTAACTCAATCAGCTACAACTGGTTCAGGAACAGGTGCTCAAGTAAGAGTAACGACAGACGGTTCATCAACACCAACCGTAACTATAATTAGTGGTGGTTCAGGACATGCTGCTGGCGATACGGTAACTTTCCCAGGTTCAAGTATGGGTGGTTCTTCAAATATGACAATAGCAGTTGTTTCTGCTTCAGTAGGTGATGTTGTTTATGTTAAAAACGGAGTTTACAGAGAGAGTTTACCTTTAAGAATTCCTGCCGGCGTAACGGTTCAAGGTGAATCATTAAGAGGTACAGAGATAAGACCTGCTTCAGGCACAGGTCATCAAATTAAAACGGTTTCAATTACAACGGATGTAAGTGGCGCTGCTAACGGAACATATTCATTTGTTCATCCAAATGCAACATCAGGAAGTGGTGTAGCTGCTTCAGCAGTTTTAACAATAACGGTAACGAATGGTAACGCAACGGACGGTTCAGTTGTAGTACATAATGGTGGTGTTGGATTTGCAGTAAACGATACAATAACTATTCCTGCTGCTTCAGTTGGTAATGGTGGTAATTTAGTATTAACGGTAACTGCTCTTGAAAATAACAACGCTTCAAATATGTTCTTAATGAACAATAGCACTAACCTTGTTCAAATGTCAATGAAAGGTTTAACAGGAACACCAGCTGCTGGTGGTACTGGAAAAGCCGCAGTTACTTCATTAGACCCTAGTGGTTCAATTACAACTGCTTCGCCTTATGTACAAAATTGTTCGTCTGTAAATGCTGGTGCAACTGGTATTCAAATTGACGGTAATTTACATAGTGCAGGTAACAAATCAATTCTTGCAAATGACTATACACAAATTAACTCCGATGGTCGTGGTGTTCACGCATTGGCAGGTGGTCGTGGTGAGATGGTTTCTATATTTACTTACTATTGTGATAAATCATTTTTTGCAGAATCAGGCGGATTTATTAGAGGTTTAAATTGTTCATCTGCTTACGGTGAAAAAGGTGCTGAGGCAG